AAGATTCTTCATTACCCATTTGGCTTCTAAACTTTGTATCAGGTATTCTCAGCTTCTTCCTAGCTAGGTTTTGTTTTCTTCTACCTTTATTCTTATTAGTTAGCCCACGCTTTTGATTGTCAGACCAACCTTCTCTGTTCTTTTTATTCTTCTGACCTATGCCTTGCAAACCTTGTTCTTCGTGTTTCCTACGCTTCCAATCTGAATAGGTTTCATCATCTCTTATATCAAACTCTCGATTCATCTAACACCTTCTCTAATACCTTGAGACTAACAGTAAAACTATTTACAAAAGATAATTCATCAAAGAAATCAACAGGCACTAATAAACAATGTGCATACCATTTACTTCCTGAGTTATTCTCATTCTCTATCTTTACAGATTTAAACTTGTTCTCTTTTATCCAAGTTAGTAAATATGGTTGTAACAATCTTGGTTTCCAATACCTTACAAAGTTTGTAGGATAACTCCAATACATTAAAAAGTCTGCAAAGGTTTTCATCTGACAACCAATCTGCAAGTCTCCATTCTCTTGTTCAATAAGATATTCCAAAGCTATGTTCCTAGTTTCATCTATCTGCGTATCTGTTTTAACTTCTATAAAGTTAGAATCAAGTTCATTATTAAATACCCAAATATCTGCACCTTGTAATTGTTCTTCCATTCGAGTTGGTCTTGCGTGATACTTGTTACCTTTGCCGTCAGTAATAGAATTGTAATGAGCAAGTATTAACTGCTCTCCAATCTTACCTATGCTATCTTGTTCTTTAAAATTAAAAGCCATAGTTCCAACAATGTTCTGAAGCGTACCAATGCTTACCCTTACCGTCATTATAAAAGAGCCACTTGGCTACTTTGATATTCAGCAAAGGATTCGTTCTACTTCCTGTAAATTTTAATTTATCTTGTAACCAAGACCAAGTCGAATCCGTAAATTGAAATAATCCAATATCAGATGAGCCGTCCTTATTTATATTCTTAGCAAATGGCTTACCACGAGACTCGCAGTAAATCATAAGACTAGCTTGTAATACATCTTCTTCTTTAAAGTGTGTTTGCAATATAGGTAGCCATTGTTGTACAACTTGTACCTTCTCGTATTGTTCCCTGCAATTCAAAAAGTTATCCATATCACTCGCACTTGGTGGCATAGATAACAAACAAGCAATCACACCTTCAATTATTAATGAAGGCATTTAACTCCTTTAACTATTTATTTTTTGTAAGTCGGTTTGTTTAGAATATCTATACAAACAATTCCTGTTATCGCAAAACAAACTACCACGATATGTGCTAAGCTGTTTTCCACAGAACATACAACTTGTTCCTTTTACTTTCACAAAAGTATTATAAATCATAAATTGACGAATTTGTGATTTTAAATAAAAAAAGACCTTAGATACTAGCAATAGCTTCTAGGGTCTTTTTATTGAAGAACACCTAGTTTTTTAAGTTGGTCTTGTACTTTAAATGGAATATATTTTTTAAGACCATATTGTGCATATTCCCAAAACCCTAAGTATCTCCAAGTTCTATCAGGATAAACTACTAAAAATGTATATCCCCAACTATAAACATTAGCTAATCTAAAAAGCATATTTTTATCAGTTGTCATAGTTCCCATAGAATATTCATCATCAGTAAATACATAAGACTCAGGTTGTATTCCTGCCGTCCAACCTTTATCTCCAAAGTATTCATATAAATTATTAGGCATTCTTATTGCAATATTATCAGCTTGACAAGAACTTAAATTAAAATTAATTTTATTAGTTTTAGTATCTACTAAGTCGCCACCACCAACCCAAGAATTTATTTTTGGAATTGATTGTATAGAAGTGTGCATAAAATCTAACCACTTATCACGGTTAAAGCTACCGTCTGCGTTGTTAAAATTTACTTTTGTTGTTTCATTCATATACTCACAATAATCGAAGATTATATATTATGCAAGTATATTTTATAAATTATATTGAATTATTCCACCAATAAGAATGACTATAAATGTTGCAGTTGCGAGTAATTCCTGCCTTGAAATCTTGGTATTGACCTTCTCGTGTAGTTCATCAATACGAGAATTAATCTTATCTTGTCCTTCTAAGACAAGCATTAACATCTCTTTATTAGTCATACCATTGTCTGCCATTAGTTTTCCTTACAACAATCGCTACCGTGTTCGCAGTTACAAATCTGCACAAAAGAGCCGTCATCTTTTTGAGTTACCATACACATTATTTTCTAAATCCAATCGTTACTAACCATATAACTAATGTTATTACTGTTGCATAAAAAGTTATTATTTGCGCACTTCCTGTCAAAGTCAATGTCGCAATCGCTAGACCACTTAATGTCCAAGCAAGGTTAAGTGTTTCTTTTACTGCTTCTACGCACCAAGACCACAATTTCTTTATCAACTAAATCTCCTTACAAATGATACGATATTCACAATTACCGTTGGCAAGATTACTTCTTGTGCCTTCTCTTTGGTATCTTGCGTCATATCATTCGATATGTTTGCTAAATTTATTGCGTCTAGTTCAACATCTATAATAACACTAAAATCTCCTGCGACTAAAGATTCAAAAGCAATCTCTGTTTGTACATCAGCAAGTGTGTAATCTTCTACATCTTTGTTCTCAATAGCTCGTTCTACAAACTCATCAACTGCTTTAGCTACTGTGGAATCTGTTTTAACTGCTTCAGCTAATACTTCAACATCTTCTTTTTCTTCAAAGTTAAATACTTCAGCGACAACTTCTATTTGTTCTTCTGTTAATTCTTCTTCTTGTGCAATCTCTATTACTTGTTCAACAACTTCTTCTATAACTTCAAGTACATCTTCGCTAACCAAGTCAAGATTTTCCACTCCGACATCAACCACTTCTGTAAGAACTTCGATAACTTCATCTGTTTCCAATTCTTCAACTTCAACTTCCTTTATGTTTTCTATTACTTCTTGTACTTCTTCAATAGCGACTTCAGTTGTGTTTTCAACCACCACATCTCTGTCGATATCATCTTCAATAATTTCTTCAACTATATCTTCCTTTATTAGCTCTACTACTTCTTCTTCAATAATAATTATAATTTCTTCAGGTATCTCTACATCAATTACTTCTTCTTCAATAACATAAACTTCTTCTAAGTTCTGTTCTTCAATCTCTTGTATGGTATCAATAAGCTCTTTAACTTCTTCTTCAGGCAAATCTAGTTCTTCTAAGTCAATAGATTCTTCCAACTCTCTTTGTATCTCAGCTTCTTTTTCAGCTTCTATTCGTGCAAGTTCTTCTTCGTACTCTTTAAGTTCCCTTGCTTCTCGCTCAGAATCAAGCTCATAAATACCTGTTTCAACAAAGTTCTTATCTTTTTCTTCTTGTATAAGGCGTTCTTCTTCTAAGCGTAAGCGTTCTTCTTCTTCAGCTTTTAACTTAGCTTCAAGTTCTTCACGCTCTTGGCGTTGTGCGTCAGTTTCTCTAATACCTGTTTCTTCAAAGTTTTTATCTCGTTGTCTATCACGCTCTAAGCCGTCTTTATATTCCTGTTCAGCTTTTTCTTTTTCAATCCTTATAGCTTCTTCTCTAGCTTCACGCTCAGCTTTTTCCTTAGCTTCTCTCTCAGCTCTCTCATCATTAGTTTCATAGAGTCCTGTTTCTGCATAATTTTTCTCTATCTCTAATTCGTCTTGTGTTTTTGGAATGGTTGTTGTTGTCGTAGTTGTTGTCGTACTAGATGTTGTTGTAGTAGATGTAGTAGTGGTACTTGTCGTAGTGCTAGAAGTAGTAGAAGTAGTAGTAGTAGTCGTTGCAGTAGTGCCGTCATCATATACATAGTATAAATCATCAACTAACACATAATCGCTAAAGTTCATTTCAATACGCCAAATGGTATAACCTTCAGGTGCAGTATATGACTCATCAAAGTCTTGATAACCACTTGCTATTGAGTAAGTTACCCAATCAGGATTAGAAGAATTACCGTCAGCGTCTTTTATAAATACGTTGTAGTGCCATTCATAATTTACTGCACCTACTTTAAATCCTATTTCTGTAATATCGTTTTCTGAAAAAGTAATTTGTAGCATACGATTACTAACGCTATTAATATTGTAATTTATTGAATAACCTGTACTACCGTAGTCTCCTGCCCAAGTATTATTTATTTCATAGCTAGTAGTTGTGTCATTACTTAAAGACCAATTAGTTACGCTTATAGTTGATTGCGTAAAACCATTCTCGTCAAATGGCTCATCTACCTGTGTTTCAACTGCAAATGCAGGTATTGGAACTGCAATAAAGCACACAGAAGCAATACAAAGTAACTTCTTTAGGTTGAACACCTTTTATTTATTGTCGAATGTATATTTAGGTTTAGCTTGTTCAAGTCCATTCTGAATAACTGACAAACTACTGCTGAGAAATGCTACTGCAAGAAGCTCAACCATATTTGCGTCAATAATTCCTGATGAATTAGCTAGATACAAAGAGATTGCAGATTGCAACCCTGTTCTAAAGGCTTTACCTAGAATAAATTTCCAATATTCTTTATTTTTCACTATTCTTCTTCCTTCTTATTTTTTGGGTTGCTAACTAATACCTTACCATAAATTCTGCAATTTTTATTTACACACTTAAATCCAACTTTAAAAAGTTGTGTGGCTTGGTTACAAATATGACAATGAAGTATCAAATTGTCCTTTGGTTAGGTAATGTTTTTGCCTTCTAGTTTAGCAAGTAGTTGTATCATCATTCCCTTAATCTCAGATATATCTTCTTTTACAAAGTCAGGGTGTATCATCTCAGGTGGAGAATCTTTTGATATTTGTTCTTTAAGAATTATTTTAGAATATTTAATTGTTACCTTATCCCCACTCAATATTGCGTCTCGCACCTTTGGATAAAGGCGAGTGTATGCGTCTCGGCTTTGTGTAATTAAACCTTTAGCGTCTAAATCTAAATCTTGTTGGGCAGAGCCTACACCTAAACAACCTGATGTTTGAGTCGAATCGTTAAGAGTATGAATTAAAATCCAAGTAAATTGTGGAACATCTTGTAGCCACAACATACCTTTGTGCCAATCTGCACCATATCTTTTAAGGTATCTATTATGAAATCCACCTTCTGTTCTTAACTTTATTTCGTACTCGCCTTCAGGAATACAAGTTTCGTGCATAACTTTGACATCTCTGTATTCATCTTCAAGAGTATAACATTCAAAAACACCGTCAATAAATAACATTCCATTTGTAGCGTCTTTGCCAAATTGAGTTCTTACTACATCAAGTTTCATATCGTTTTACCTTACCATTGTAAGTAACTTCGTAAGTCCATTCGTGTTGTTCCTTACGAAACCTGCGTCTAGCCATTAGGCAGGTTTAGGATTATCAGTTTTAACTGTGTTGATATCTGAATACCAATCAGAAGTCTTTGCGTCATCTCCAAACAAGCCTGTATCAACTGCGTGCCATAATTGGTCTAGTTGGTCGCCAACAGATTTATAAGCCTCTTGTCTTGCAGATATATAACCAAATTGTTGTTCTTCCCACTTGCTATTACCTAAATCAGTTTTAGCTTGTGCGTAATCATCATCAGTAAATTCAAGTCTTTCATTATTAACTTGCTTATATAAAGGTTTAGCGTCCTCAATTTCTTGGTCTGCTTGTGCCTGTAATTCTTGTTTAGTCGCCATTGTTACTCCTATCTTACTATATATTTCTTATACTTACTTCTTTAAACCATATAAAGTGAATGTTCCACTAACAATATTTCCACTCAAAAAAAATATTCTAATTCCATTACAACTGCTATTAGAAGTAAATACCCCACCACCCTGTACTCCTCTAAGTGTATTTGATGATGCTTGAATATGTGCTTCCTCATAAGTTAAAAAACTATATTCAGAACTATTATTAAAATTATAAAGATAAAACACCCCATTGGCATTTCCAACTGCATTGTCTTGTGTTGTAGTTAATTGAGACCAACTTGTACCATTAGTTCCAGATTTATTTTCAAAACCACTTGTACTTAAATTTTTTGCTGCATAATCATAATTTGCAGTTGAGTTAGCAGTACCACTTTCTAAAACTCTTGCTGATAATTGACTATCAACACTTGGTAAAGCATTGTTAAAAGAAACCATATAAACATCATAAGTGCTATCAATACCTGTTAAATCAACACTTGCAGTTGCTGAACTAACTGTTGTTTCTGCTATTTTTATTAAGCTACCTGCCATTATTTAACTCCATAAACTGATATTGTTGCACCACTTTTAATACCATTACCAGTACCTGCGTGAATAATTTGTATTCCTTTATGAGTTGCAGTTTGTTTCAAAACTCCTATACCTTTATGTGCAATAAATTCATTACCTGTTGATACTCCATGTGTTTGGTGCATTGTAAAAGTATAACTTGAACTGTCATAAGGATTAAATACATAAGCAACTTGACTTCTTGATTTACCTAAAGATAAATCATTATCAGGTAAATATGATAAAAAGATTTCATTTTGTCCTGTTTGTTTATTATCGAAATTTGAACTTGTACCTATTCCTCTTACTGCATAATCATATAAATTACCACTACTTATTGCAGTATTAGAACTGTCTAACAATCTAAAAAAAGTATTATTAGCAACACCACTATCATCTTCATATATAAATACAACTTTATACACATCATATTTACTTACAAAACAATCAGTTAAGCTAACAATATCAGCATTTGCACCTGTTGTTGTTTTTTTAACTAATTCTAAACTTCCTGCCATAATCTAACTTTCTGCAATTCCATA